TGTATTTAGAAGAGTAATTACAATGGAACATTTTGTAACTCAAATATTATAAAAAATTAAAATAAAATAAAATGCCAACAACAGGAATTTTTAATGGTACAAACCTAGTAGTTCTAGTAGGAAGTGAAGTAGTAGCTCATTCTACATCATGTTCTTTATCAGTAAGCGTTGACTTACCAGATTCAACAACTAAATCAAGTCAAGGATGGGCTGACCAAATTGGTGGTTTAAAGTCTTGGTCTTTGACTACAGATGGTCTTGCAACAGTTGAGCCAACTGGAGCTAACTTTGTTGTAGGGGATATTTTTACACAATTAGCTAGTAGAACAGCTGTTACAGTTAAGTTTACAACTGTTTCAACAGGTAGTACTGTTGTTCCAGGTGACTTAGTTTGGTCTGGTCTTGCTTTTATCGAAAGTTTAGATGTTACTGCTGATATGGAATCTCCAGCAACATATTCAGTTTCATTTACAGGAACAGGAGCATTGACTCAAGCTCCTAACCCATAATAACACCAAAAACACCAAAATATGAGAGGACATTACGAACTATCCCTAAGCGATGGGACTAAGATACCTATGAGGTTTTGTACATGGTCTTTAAAAAGATTCTGTCAAATTCAAGGTATATCACCTGCTGAAATAGGAGATGCTCTATCTGGAGAATCTACTATTGACGCTATTGTAAATTTGCTTAGATCAGCAGCAGAGTATCCTTTATATAAAGAAGGCATTACTCCTAACTTTACTGATTTAGAAGTTTGTGATTGGATAGATGATATTGGAGGTATTGCAAGTACTAAACTACAAGACATATTTAAAGTATTGTCAGATAGTATGGTAAGTGGACTTGATAATTCACCTTCTAAGAAAGGCAAAGGTTCAGATGTAAAAAAAAATTAGAGTGGATTGATATTGAAAAATATACAATGGGGGAGTGCCAAGTGCTTCCCCATTTGTTTTGGGATATGACGATGGCTGAGTTAGATTTTGTGTGGTATGGTTACCGTCATAAGGAAGAACAAGAATGGTTAAAAGTAAGATGGCAAACTACACTTTTAATTAATATCCAATTACCAAAGGGTAAAAAAGTAAAGCCTGAAGAGCTTTTAAAGCTTGACTGCGATAATCGTAACTTTGTGAAGCAAAGAGTAATGAGTAATGAAGAATTACAAGAGGTGCTAAAGAAATATAATAATGTTAAACCTATAGGATAATGGCAGTAGAAGAATCAATTAAAATTAAGATACAGGCAAACGCTGAAGAGTTCAAGATTGTATCTAATATTATTAATACAGAACTAGGTAAACTAGGTAAGAATTTTGAAATATTAGAAGGTAATATAAAGCAGACTTCTAATGCCATGAAAGGGTTTGATGGTTCATCTAAGAAGTTTAACAAAGGGTTAATGAGTATCTCATTGATACTTCAAGATTTACCTTATGGATTTAGAGGTATTCAAAATAACATCCCAGCCCTAGTTCAAGGTATGGGATTAGTTTATTTAGCTGTATCTGCTGTTACCGCAGCTATGACATTTTTTGTAATGGAAGGTGATAAGATGTCCAAAGGTACAAAGAAGATATATGAATCTTTCAAAGAATTTATAAATGGTGTAGTTAATGATTTAGTAAATGCTTTATATCCAGCATTTAAATCAATAACAGAATCTATAAAATTCCTGTGGAATTTATTCGGAGAGAATATTATTTACCAATTTAAAATTATTTGGGATAATTTATTAGCTTTTTTAAGAATAGGTGGAGCAATATTAGCTAATGCTTTTGATGCTATTACAAGCTTGATTAAAGGAGATTGGGCTAAATTTGGTGAATCTTTATTAAATATATTTAAACTAGCATGGAATGGTATTATACAATTCTTATCATTTGCATTAAAACAAGTTGGTAATGGAGTTGGTGGTTTTGTAAAAATATTTAACAAAGATTTAGGTTCAACTATATTAAAATCAGTTGACTATACAGCAAATGAGTTTTCCAAGAAGTTTAAATTTGCATTTAAGGAAGTAGAAAAAGCTGGTAAAAAGATTGATGTTTTTTCTTTATTTGGTAGCAAGAAGAAAGGAGGCGATACAACTAAAGAATCATTTAAAGCTGATACTTCTAATTTAGATTTACTAAAAGCTCAAGAAAACTACTATAAGGATGATTTATTTATGCGTAGATATTACGCATTAGAGGTACTTAAAGAAGAAGAGAAATTAGCTTTAATGGAAGCTATTTTTAATAAATCAAGTATTGATACCTTATCTAATATAGCTGAAACATTTAAGGTAAAAAGACTTGCTATTGAAAAGTCTACACTTGATGGTATTCAGCAAATAAGAAATGAAGCAGCAAAAAGAACTGAAAAGTTTAATCAAGATGAATTAGAAAAAGCAGAAAAAGCTCAAAAGGAACAAACTGATAAGGCTATTTATTTTACTAAAGAAAGAATTAAAGCAGTTGAAACAGAAGCAGATGCTTCGATAAGAGCCAATAGAGGAAATTACGAAGCTCAAAAACAAGCATTAGAAGAGGCTATTGTAAAACTAGCTGTGTTTAGAATGGCAGGCATAGGTGGTGCAGAGGCAATGCTTAAATTAGATGAAGCGATAACTAGCACAAAAGCTAAACTTGAAGGCTTAGTTGACCCTATGGAAGCATTTAATAATTCTTTAACAACTATTCTTAGAACTACATTAGAGAATTTAGCAGTAGCATTAGGAGAAGGTTTAGGTAAAATGTTAGCTGGAGGAGGAGGAATTAAAGAGTTAATGAATAACTTTTTAGGTATATTGGCAGATGGCTTGATACAAGTTGGTAAATTAGCAATTAGTACAGGTCTTGCAATTATTGGTATTAAAGCTGCATTAGAATCTTTAAATCCAGTTGCAGCGATTGCAGCAGGTATTGCATTAGTCGCTTTAGGTACTTATGTAAAATCTAGGTTATCAGATCAAGCTACAGCATTCGCTAATGGAGGTATCGTATCAGGTCCAACATTAGGTCTTATGGGAGAATATCCTGGAGCATCAAACAATCCTGAAGTAATTGCTCCTTTAGATAAGCTTAAATCACTAATAGGTGAATCAGGCGGAGGACAATTAGAAGCTAGAATTAGTGGTAATGACTTATTAATATTAATGAACAAGGCAGGTAGAAACAATAATAATACGTTCTAATGGCATTTATAAACCCAAAATACGAAATAATATTTGATGATGTATATGCTATCCCTGATGGCACAAACACCGTCTATAAGGCTCAGATTTACAAAGATGGCTATTCTAGTGCAACTATATTTCCTTTAACTGGTTCTAATAGTCCTTTTGTAATAGAAACCATAGATACAGAGGGTGATGCTTATACACCAATACTAGCAACAAGAGCAACTTTAAATATTGTAAAGAACGAGTATCAACCTAGTACTAACTATGCTAATTTGTTACAAGACTTCTTTACGGCTGATGATAATGACTATATGATAGTTATTACAAAAGGAACTTACAATGGTTCTTATACATGGGGTAATATTATATGGAGAGGGTTTTTTATACCTGTTGATAGCATACAATATTCCCCAGTAGCTTTAAATAGCTTGTCATTGACATTTGTTGATGGTTTAGCTAGAACTAAAAACAAGAAATACTATTTTAATTTAACTAATGGTATAGGGTTTAATTCAGAAGATAAGGTAAGTTTAAAAGACTTGCTTATTGATTGCTTTAGTAAGACCGAGTTTACTTTAGATGTATGGGTTAATGAATACTATAAAACAGCAAATGTATCTTCTAGAAACATAGAAAATATGTATTTAAAGAAGAACTACTTAATGGAGCAATATGGAGAGTATTTAAGTTATTATGACATTTTAGAATACGCCTGTAATAGATTTGGATGGGAGTGTTATTATAAAGAAGATAAATGGTATTTGACTTGCTATGGGGCTTTGACTAGAGAAACTAGCATAGCTTATTATGTTTATAATAGTGCAGGTGTTTATCAGTCTACTCAAACAGTAGGTAATACTACAACAGTTGCTATAGATAGCACAAACAATTTTAAGCAGATAGGACAATCATTAATGGTTACCTTTAACAGAGCACAAAAGTCATATAGTCAATTCAGCCCAATATATAATGCTAAACAGCTTATATCTAATGGATGGTTTTTATCATGGTCAGGAACTAATAATGCAGATTCATGGCTTGAAACAGGAATGATAGGAACAAAAGCTGACCCTATATTTGGTGGATTGCTAACATCAGATACTACAACAAACTCTGGAGAAACAGGAAGATCTTTTAGGTCAGTATCTAATTTAGTTAAAACAGGTGATTATTTAAACGTATCTTGGTTTAGCTCTGCTTTTGATTGTACAGCTAGATTCTTTGTAAGAATTACTAATGAAGATAATACTATTACATATTACCTAAATGATACAGGAGATTTTACAACTACTTCATTTACTTTAGGAGCTTATCCAGTTGGATTTCCTAAGCAAGTTATAGTACCAATAGATGGATTTTTATCAGTAAGTGTACTTAGACCATTAGAAATAAATCCAGGTGGAGAAATGCAATTAGATTATTTCTTAATACAAAACGTAGGACCTACATCTCAGATTTATGCTTATGATTCTTATAGAGAGGTTGGTAGTAAAAATTCAGAATTTAAACCAACTGAAACAGAGAATCTATCATTAGGCTATATGTATAATGAAATATTTAGAAATGCTGATTCAAATGCAAGAGTTGTAAATAATGTATTTGATGTAGTTTCTTCTTCTTATATAGGTATGTATACTACAGAAAACAACGGAGGATTTGCTAATCAATTTGGTAGAAACACTACAGGATCAACAGAGTTATTTACTTTAGTTGCTCAAGATATTGGTATAGACCAAGTACAAACACAAACTGTATTAGAAGGACAATTTAAGAGCATAGGCTATTGGTTAAACAATAAGTTTACATATTCTTACGATGGTGTAAATACTTATACATATTTACTAAAATCGTTTAAATGGGATTTAAAACAAGCTATACAAGAGTCAGTACTAAAGAAGATAAACTACAACGGAACAACCATAGAGATAGACATATTTAAAAACTTAAATACTAGGAAATAATGCCATCAGTAATAAACGGAACTAATATACTTCTTTTTCAATATAATACTTCAACTGCCGTTGGAGTTCCTTTTGCAGCAGCTACAA